CACATAAGGTTGTATCGAGTGCTATTTTAGGAATAAGTAACGCAGCAGGATTTTCAAGTAATGCAGAAGAAATTGAAACCGCATTTAATGAAACGATGTTAAATGTTATTCAACCAAAACAAGAAATTATACTTGATGCTTTTCAAGAAGTTTTTACTTTAGTAGGAGGTCAAGAAGAATTGGAATTTATTCCATTAAGACAATCTAAAACAGATGAGGCTAAAAGCGGTGAACAACTTGTATTATCAAAACAAGAAATAAAACCAATTGCAGAACCATTAATTGAGTTAGGCGAAATAATAGACGAAAACGAGTGGGAATTAGTAGATGAAACTGCAATAAGTGGAGAACCTCAACTAACTGAAACTGCTTTACATTTAGCAAAAGTTCCAAGTTCTTTTCCAAACGTTACAAGTGAACAAGACACAAGTCTTTTTAAAATTCGTTATCAATATGCAGGAGCAAAAGAGGGAGAAAGAGATTTTTGTAATAAAATGATTTCAGCTAATAAAGTTTATCGCAAAGAGGATATTGAATTGGCAGGTAGTAAAGTTGTAAATCCTGGATTGGGTTTAAAAGGAGCAGATACTTATTCAATTTGGTTATACAAAGGCGGAGTTAATTGTAAGCATTTTTGGATTCGAAAAATATATTTAAGAAAAAATAATAAATCAATTTCTGTTAATCAGGCACGTAAAATGATTTTAGATTTAGATCCTGATAAACGTAAAGATGCAATGTGGGAAGAAAATAATCCTTTAGTTGCACAACCTGCACAAGCGAGTAATAATTTTTTTAAAGCAGAGTAAAATGGTAATACTATTAACAGATAACGACATAACAAAAAACACTCCTTTAGGTGGTAATATAGATACTGATAAATTACGTCAATGTATTTTAGATGCACAAGCTACACGATTGGAAGAACTTTTAGGAGAAGTTTTATATGAAAAAATAGAAACTGACTTCGAAAATGAAGATTTAAGCGGATTATACTTAACTTTGTATTCTGATTACATAAAACCTTTTTTAATTCAGCAGAGCGCAACTGAGTATTTGAAAATCGGTGCTTTTAGTATTGCTAATAATGGTATAACAATTCCAACACCTGCAAATACAACAGCGGTTACTGAGCAAACGTTATCGAGATTAGTAAATGAAAGGCGATTAGTTGCTGATATGTACGCTGAAAGAATGAAAAAATGGTTGTGTAAAAAGCAATTACCTGAATATGTTAGTAGTTCAGACGCAATTGTAAATCCGCAATTATCGAGTAATAGCGGTTGGTATTTTCCAAAACAAAGAATAACAGAAGATGAATATGTATTATGGCATCAATTAAAAAAACGAATGTAAAACAAGAAATTAACATCGAGAAAATCGAGTTATTTTTAAAAAAGCAAGAGCAAAATGATAGGAATATTAAACCTACAAGCGCAAAGAAACGCAACTTTTAACCAAGTACCATTTGAAATTTTAATAGATGGCGACCCTTTAGATTTAACAGGTGCGGTTATTCGTATGCAAGTTAAAAAAGATGCGTGTTCAAGTCCTGTTTTAACACTAACAAGTGTTGAAAATGATGGAATTACAATAACAGATGCAGTTGATGGAAAATTTAAAATCAATGAGCAAATAATTACTATTCCAACTTGCAACTATGAGTATGATATAAAAATTACTTTAGATAGTGGCGATGTTAAATATTATGTTGGTGGTTTATTTCAAGTTGTTAAAACAATTACAAACTAATGGAGCAAGTTAATATAAATGTTACTAAAGTTGAGCAGGATGTTACGATAAACGCAACACCAAACGTTACTCAAATTATTGTAACCACACAAAACGGAGGAGGTACTCAAAACTTAAATGATGTTTTATCAGAGGGTAATGAAACCGATGGCGAGAATATATTTATTAGTAATGGCGATGAAATTACTTTTGATAATGGTTCAAGAATTAGAAAGGGTTTAACTGATGCTGGTAATGGTGGAGCTAAAGGAGTGGCTTTAGTTTGCTCTTTAGATTATGAGTTGAAATGGGAAGCAGGTCGTCAATATGTAATGCAACAAGATGGATTTACTATTCGTGAAGTTTCGCATAATTTCACAATTACGCCAAGTGCAACAGATGATAGTACTAAAGGATTTGCAATAGATAGTAGATGGATTTTAGATAATGGTGATGTTTATGTTTGTACTGATGCAACAGAAGACAGCGCAGTTTGGGAATTGCAAGTTACACAAGTAAATAGTGATTGGAATGCGACAAGTGGAGTTGCTGAAATATTAAACAAACCTACTATTCCAAGTATAACAGGATTGGTTGCAAAGTCAGATTACACACCCGCACATTCTTTATTAGTTCAACAAAATGGAACAGGAAACCCTACATCAGTTGCAATAGGTAACAATGAGATTTTAGGTAGGTTAAGCGGTGGCGGTTCTGATATAGAGGGATTGTCAAAAACTCAAGTTAAGACCTTATTAGATTTAAGCGGTACAAACACAGGAGACAACGCAACCAATACAACATCAAACGCTTATGCAGATGCAAAAGTAACTAATGCAATAGTTGACGGAGTTACTACAATTGCACCAAGTCAAAATGCGGTATTTAATGCTTTAGCTACTAAACAAAACATACTTACAAATCCTATAACAGGAACAGGCACTAGTGGACAAGTTGCTTTCTTTAATGGTGCAACTACTCAAGCAGCAGACAATGGTTTATTTTGGGATAATACTAATAAGAGATTAGGAGTAGGAACAACAACGCCATCTACACTGTTAAACCTTTATGGAAGCTCAGGAATTATGGTTGATTGGAATAATACAGGTTCGGGTAAAAGAACAGCTTTAACAGGAAGAATATTAGGTGTGACAAGATGGGAACTATCAACCATTGGGGTTGATGATTTTGCTATTGATGTAAATGGCTCAGAAAGAATGAGAATAACTGACAATGGTAGCGTAGGAATTGGAACAACAACTCCAACTACAAGACTTGACGTAAGAGCACAAGGTGCGTTATCAACAGATATAGCTTTTAGAGTTAGAAATAGTGCTGATACTGCTAATTTAATTCAAGTTAATGGCTTAGGTGGAGTTGAAATAAATTCAACTACACAAGGAGTTTTATTTCCAAGAATGACAACTACACAAAAAAATGCAATAGTATCACCAGCCAGTGGTTTAGTAATATACGATACAACCTTAAATAAACTATGTGTAAGAGGTGCGTCAGCGTGGGAAACAATAACATCAATTTAAAAATAAAAATATGGGATTATTAGTAAAACAAACAGAAACATCAAAAATTATTATCACAGGTACAACTATTGAAATGCCTGAAGTTTATTGTAGAATAGAGTTTGCAGGTAGAGCAAACGGAACTACTTTAGAAATTGCATCTTCAAATTATGCAAGTAAAATAGCTTTTAAAGAGGGTGCAAATGCAATTAGTACAAATGTACCAAATGGTAATCTTACAGTAGAATTACAAGATGGAGAAACACAAACTATTGAAACTGCTTTAGCTTACGTACAAGTTGCACTTGAACAAGCTGGTTATAAAGTTTTTTATTCCAATTAAAGAAGTAAATAATATTTAAAATGAAACTATATCTTTTTACTTTTTTTAAAACTATGTTAATTTGTTTGCTTACTTTTGTAACACCGATTAAAGGACTTTTAATTTTAACAGGGTTAGCGGTTTTATTTGATACTTTATTCGCTATTTATATTAGTATTAAATTAAATGGTTGGAGTAGTTTTAGAAGTACTAAGCTATTTAATATTGTAGTTAAAACTTTCTTTTATTTTGGCTCAATTATTTTAGGATTTTTTATTGATAAACATATAATTGAAAATAATACTTTATTTGGAGTGCCATTATTAATTAGTAAAGTAGTTACTGTATTTTGGTTGTATATTGAAGTAAAAAGTATAGATGAAACTTCGCAAAAGTTAGGCAATAAATCATTTTATTTTATAATAAAATCAATAATTTCTAAAGCAAAGGATTTGAAAAAAGATATTAATGAATTAAAATAATAGATTATGAAAAATATTTCAAAATACATAACGTATCAAGAAGCGGTTACTTCGCAAACTGCAATAAGAAAAGGAATTAACAACACTCCGAACTCAAATGCTTTAATAAATATGCAATTATTAGGTATTAGAGTTTTTGATATAGTTAGAGAACACTTTAAAAAGCCTATTCGAGTGTCATCTTTTTATAGAAGTTTGCTTTTAAATAATGCGGTTGGAGGTTCAAGAACAAGCCAACACGTTACAGGAGAGGCAATAGATATACAAGCGACAAAAGGCTTTACAAATGCTCAAATATTTAATTTTATTAAAGACAATTTAGAGTTTGATCAGTTGATATGGGAATATGGAACTAAAGAAAATCCAGCTTGGGTTCACGTTAGTTATAGAAAGTCAGGAAATAGAAAGCAGATATTATATGTTGGCGTAAAATAATTTATGTTGGTTGTAAATTTTATTTTAATGCTTTGTTTTATGGTAACATATAAATTTACTTTTGAATTTACAAAGTGGCTAAATGATATGACCACACCATTGAAAAATAATCTTTACATTTTTTTTAAAGATGGCAAGATATATACTATAAATGAATTAATAGAAATTTTTAGAACTGAATATTATGAGAAATAAACTAATCTTATTATTTTTAATTACGTTTTTAATAGTTGGTTGTGGAACTCGTAAAACTCAACAAACGAAAACCGATGTAACAACTAAAGAGGTAACAACTGATAATTCAGTAATTGAAACTAAAACAGATACTAATACAAAAGTTATCGATTGCACTTTAACTGACGAAATAGAAATAATTCCAATTGATAACACAAAGGAAATAGTTGTAAATGGTAAAACTTATAAAAACGTTCGTTTAAAGAGTAAAAAAACTAAAAACAATGTAACTACTAACAAAGTTGAGAAAGTAGCTAAAAAGCAACAAAACGCTATTAAAACTAAAAGTAAAGCAAGTATAGAAGTAAAACAAAAAGAAACTGAAAGAAATTCAAATTATTGGTGGTTACTTTTATTAATACCGATTTACTTATTATATCGAAAATATAAACATAAATTTACAAACGTAGGTTAAAGGCATACCATAGAACTGCATTAATCTTTTTTTTTTAAGCACATTACATTAATTTGTAATGTGTTTTTTTATTTATAATCAATATAAATAACATACTTATATTAAAATAATTATTAAAAAGTTTTTTTATTCGGAATGTAGTAGTATATTTGTACTCAGATAACAACAAATAAAAAAACAAATATTATGATAACTACAAAAACACACTTAGGAATGGCAATGGGACAAGGAAAAATAACATTACATAAATCAGCTTGTGGATTAGGAGATTCTAATAGATATGGTAGATTTAATTACATAACAAAAACAAATACTTTTAAAAATTTATATTTAGAAAAAGGAGAAGAATTAGTTTGTGAAAAATGTTTAGCAAAAGCAAAAGAACAAGGTAGAGTATAAACTACCTTGTTAAAAATAAAAATCGCACAGTATTCGTACAGCGTTGACAGCTTGGAAAGACAAGCATTTTTTTAAACTTTAAATAATTAAAAAATGAAATACTTTTTACAACACAAGAAACCGCAATTAACATTTGCATTTATTATTTTAATTTATATTATAACACAAATAGCACGAGTATGAAAACAGCAATGCAAGAATTATTTAGCCAATTAGAAATTGAGCATCCTAATTTATTTAACACACATACCCAAGAAGGTAGAAAATTTATAAACGATTATTATAAGTTTTTTGAAATGGAAAAGGAACAGATTATTGATGCTTATCAACAAGGGTTTAATAATGCTTATTTTAGCAATCCATTAAGCAAAGAACAATACTACAACGAAACATTTAAATTAACATAATGGGAAGAAAAGCAATTGAACCGAGTGAAAAAAAAACACTCATTAGGGTATTTGTAAAGCAAAAAATAAAAGATGGCTTTACAACAGAAGAATTAGAAAATCAAATAAAACAATTTATTAAAAAATTAGAAAATGAAACTTACAATTAAAAAAATAACAGAGGAACAAGTAGAAATTAATTTACCAGCTTACTACAAAACAAGTATTCACTACTTTAAAATTTGTTCAGAAAAAAAATGTATTTGCGTTACTAATATGAATGACCATTACGAAATAGGACTTAAACACGCTGAATTAGCATTTAATGAAGATTCAATAGTTTGCACTAAAGAAGATTTTGAACAAGCATTTAATGAAGTTTCACTTAAATTAAATAAGATATATGAAAGCAACAATTAATTTTAGAGGATTTGATTTTGATGTTCAATATGATTATGAACCAATGGAAGAACAGACTTATGAATATCCAGGTTCTCCAGCAACATTTGATTTTTGGGAAGTAGAATTAAACGGAATCGATGCAATGGATTTATTAACAGATTGTTTTGAAGAATTTGAAGAAGAAGCAATTGAACAATTAAAAACCACTTATTAAAATGACAAACGAATTATACACAATAGACAAAACACCAAGTACAGATTTGGAAAAGTTTCAATCTTTAAGAATTGAAGCGTTAGAAAATAGAGTTAAATATTTAGAAGCTGAAATAGACAAAGCTAAAGAAATTCTAACCAGCATTTTAGATGACGCATCAGAAATAGAAGTAAACGATTATAAAGATTTTTCAGCATAACTAATAACTTAAAAATAAATAAAATGGAATTAAATTTATCAAACATTCAAATTGATTGCAATCAATTAACAACAGAGGAATTTCAAGAAATTAGAAAAGGAATGAGCAATTGGAATCACACTGCAGCAATGCAAATAACACCTTCTGAAAATTTTTATACTAAATTTAAAAGTGATGACCAATTTTATGTGCGTTCTTTTGACGAATCTAAAACAGTTGTAACTTATGACGAATTTTTAAAAATTAAGAAATTATGCAAGAAGTCGATAAAATAACTACATCTGTAATGAGTACTCAAATAGCCTTGAATCAACTCGAGGCTATTAAACACACTGGATATTATAACAAAGAATTAAAGCAAAAGTTAAATTTAGTATTACCTTTGTTAATTAAAGCTGAAGAAAAGCATTACGATAAGTTTTTTGAAAGTTTAAGCGATAGCACAGACCAAGTTTATCAAGTGTTTGAAAACTTTATAAAGCGTATTTCACAAATACCGATATATGATATGGAAAATATATGTTATATGATTGACGCTTACGATAAAGATTCTAAAAGTATGAATGGAATAACTAATAAAATACTAAAAAATGCTAAAGACTAAAATCATTCATTATTGGCAAAAGAACCCAGATGCAAAATATAGCGAAATAGCCGATTATTTTAACACTAAAATTGATTTTGTTATAGATACGATTGAAGA